CCCCAGTAGTTGAGGCAGCGCAAGCAACCACAGACAAACTTTGGGCACAACCAAAAAAAGAATTTAAACTGCCATCAGCCGGAGAATACATGGCTGCGTTTCATTGCGGCGGCGATACTTTTAAAAACATTAACGCAGCTGTGCACGAATTTGCACAAACACAACGCACATCATTGCAAGCTGCCGCAGGCGATGTTTTAACAACTGACACTTTAGGACTTCTGCCAGTGCCAGTGCTCGGTCCATTAGTGCAAGATATTAATTTCTTGCGCCCAGTAGTGCAAGCAATCGGCGCTCGAGCATACCCAGATGGCGGTGCATCAAAAACTTTTGTGCGCCCAACTATCACAACGCACACATCAGTTGCCGCGCAAGCAAATGAACTTGCTGCAGCGTCAGCAACTACAATGGTGATTGCCGCAAACACGGTCAGCAAAACAACTTTGGCTGGTCAAGTAACACTCTCAGTGCAAGATATTGATTTCACTAGCCCGGCAGCCATGCAACTAATCCTTAATGATCTCATGGGTGAATACATGATTGCAAGCGATAACAAAGCCGCAGATGATCTTTTAACGGCTGCAACTTCATCAGGTGTTTGGGATGGAACAGTTGTTGATTTGCTTGCGTCAATTTATAACTCGGCAGGTGATATTTCAAGTCAACGCAATTGGATGCCAACTCACATGTTTGTTTCCGTTGATGTTTGGGAACAATTAGGTCGATTAGTTGACACAAATAACCGCCCAATCTTTCCATTTATTGGTGCAGGTCTTACAGGTCAAAACGCACTCGGCGCCGCAAGTGCAACATCGTGGAATGGAACCCCACTTGGCTTGCAGTTAGTAGTTGACAGCAATTTTGCTGGTAAAACTATGATTATTACTCGCGTAGGTCAAGGCGCAGGCGATGCATTTGAATTTTATGAAGCCATACGCGGTTTGATGAGCGTTGAAGTGCCCGCTACACTCGGGCGCACGATGAGCTTTCACGGATATGTTTCAACCTTTGCCGCAATTCCGGGCATGATCCGCAAAATTACACAGGCTTAGCCAAAGGCGGGCGATCCGCTCATGGCAACATACAACACAGCAAGCAAGCAACTACTAGATAACTATGCGGTAGTTGCTACGCTCGAGCCATCACCTATTGAAGTAGGGCAATCGGTAACGGTTGGCAGCTTAAATGCACCATTTAACGGCACTTTTACGGTGCTTGCATGTCCACAATATTTATTTACTGGCATAGATGGGCAAGGCGAATTTTTATTTGATTACACAACTCCAGTGCCTAATCAAATTCTTTACGCATGCACAGGCAATGATGTTGAATTTGTTGCAACCTTTGCCGGTGTTATTACTTACACGCAGGTTTGCACTTGGATCACAGCTGGCAACATTGAGGATTGGCTTGGCATTGGCACAGCAACCGCAGCGGATACGGCTTTTTTGACGCAATGCGCGGCAGCTTCAAATGCATTTTGTTATAGGCGTAGGCAAGAGGCAGGTTATTTTGACAGCCTTACAGTAGTGCCAAGTTCGGATGTAAGTCTTGGGACAATTATGTATGGCGGCAATCTTTACAGGCAGCGCGGCGCAGTAACAGATTTTGCAAGCTTTGATGGCATGGCAGCGGGCGGCACAAACGGGCTTTCACCAATGATCAAACAGCTGTTAGGTGTAAATAGAGCAACGGTTGCCTAATGCCAGTTGCCTACACAGATTTATTTAATAGCGCGCTCGATGATCTAAATGCGAGCATTGGCGCAATTTTAGGCATTAGCGTTGTTAATGATCCAAGAAACGCAAACCCGCCTTGTGCATTTATAGATGCACCCAGTTTTACCGGGTGGAATTACAACATAGTAAAAATGGCTTTCCCAGTAAGGCTTATCACGCTAGGACCGGGCAACCTTGACGCACAACGCAGCCTGTTAAACATGATGAGCAAATTATTAGCAGCCAATCTAGGCATCACAGATGGCAGACCTACAATAGCTATCATCGGGGGGGCAGAGTATCCCGCCTATGATGTAACTGTGAACATGCAAGCACAAACGGCATAGAGGTAAAACATGGCAACTTACATTGTTACTAGCGACAGGCTCGCAGGATTTAATCGCGGCGATGTATTTGAAAGCACAGATCTAGATGCTGACATTGAGCGCCTAGTCGAAGCTGGGCACATATCCCCACAAGGCTCAAAAAAATCTGCTAAAACTAAAGACACAGACACAGACAAGGAATAACTTAAAATGGCAACATCAGTTTATCTCAGCAATCCGAATGTAACTATAAACAGCGTTGCTTTGCAGGATCAATGCACAAGTGCCACAGTAAATTATGTTTATGAGCAACTTGAAACAACTTCATTTGGTGATACGGCTCGCAAGTTTGGCGGTTCATCGGTTGTGTCTTTGCAAAACAACACAATTGAAGTTGAGCTATATCAAAGCTATGCCGCGTCAGAAACAGAGGCAACAATTTTTGGTTTAGTTGGCATACAAACAACAATTGTTGTTGCACCCGCATCCGGTTCGGTTAGTGCCACTAATCCTTTTTACACTTTGGTAGGCGCATATTTGGAAAGCCACACCCCAATTTCTGCAAGCTTGGGTGAGCTTTCAACCGTTACGCTAACTTTTGCAGGCGGCGTTTTAACAAAAACCACAACATGATCTTGCGGCTTAAGCCGCTGAGAAACACAAACGCAAGACCGCGAAAGCAAAGCCTTGCCCGAGAAAGGAAACACTAAATGCAATTAACATTAAAAGCCGTATTTACGGATGGCAACACAGAAACAATTGAAACTAATTTGGCAACTGTGGTTGCTTGGGAAAGAAAATATAAGCGCAAAGCCAGCGAAATGTCGCAAGGTATTGGTGTTGAGGATTTAGCTTTTCTTTGCTATACAGCATCACAGAAAGCCGGAATTATTGTGCCAGCCACACTTGATGCCTACATTGACAAATTGCGAAACATTGAAGTAGTTGATCAAAACATCCCAAAAGTAGGCGAGGATCAATAAGGTATGCGCTCGCTGAAATTTTGGTTGCCACAGGTTATTGGGGTGCTGAAACATTTGAATTTGATGATGTCAACACTGTGATAGAGATCCTTAACAAACAAAACAAAGCGCGCTAATGGCATACTCGGCGCGTATCGAGATACATGGCATTAAAGAAGCATTGACAGAATTAAACAGCTTTGATCCAAAATACCGCAGGCAGGTAACAAAAGACATTGCTACAGCTGGGCAAAAAATAGTGGTAAGCGCTCGAGATTTAATTCCTAATTTTAGTAACAGCGAAGGCAACGGTGCGCCGCTTTCACAAATGCCTAAAAGCAAGCTAATCAAAGGGCGTGATGTTTATTGGGATAACAACACTGTGCGAGCCGGGTTTAAAGTCAAGGTAGGCGCTGCGGCACAACGGCAAAGAATAGTTACTTTCAAAGAAAAGTTTGATCCCGAAACAAATCCGCGTGAAAGCCACAATGTGTTATTTAAAGCCAAACCATATCAATTGATGGTGATACAACAAAAAGATGCTGCAGGCGCTATTTATGATCATGCAGGCAGAAACACAAAAGGCATTTTTGTTACAAACCTAAATGCTGAAGTTGGGCTTGAGCCGCGCGCTATTGATCCAGCTGTAGAGATGCACAAAGAAACGGTAGAGCGTGAAGTTTTGGCTATTGTTGAAAAGGTAATGACCGCAATTAACCGCAAGATGCAGGTGCGCTATGGCAATTAACATCCCAATCATCTCGAGCCTTGACAGTAAAGGATTTGAGAAAGCTGCACTTGAATTTAAAAGTCTTGAAACAAATAGCCAAAAAGCTGGCTTTGTTATGGAAAAAGCTTTTTTGCCAGCCGTTGCTGCGTTGGCAGCGCTCACTGCCGTTGCTGCGGTATCGGTTAAAGCCGCTATTGAGGATGAAGCCGCGCAAGCCCAGTTAGCTAAAACTTTGCAAAATGTTACAGGTGCAACCAATGAACAGATCGCAGCGGTCGAAGCATCAATATCCGCCATGCAAATGCAACTGGGTGTGGCTGATAGTGAGCTGCGCCCGGCTTTTGCAAGTTTAACGCGAGGCACAAAAGATTTAAGTGAAGCAAACGAAGCGCTTGCTCTAGCACTCGATATTAGCGCCGCTACATCTATTGATTTGCAAACTGTTTCTGACAGTCTTGCGCTTGCCTATGGGGGCAACACTAAAGCGTTAGCAAAACTTAGCCCTGAGTTAAAAACAATGATCAAAGATGGTGCATCACTTGATCAAGTAATGGCAACGCTAAGCAAAACTTTTGGTGGTTCAGCTGCCGTTGCAGCGGGCACAGCTGAAGGTCAATTTAGGCGCATGTCAATAGCACTTGATGAAGCCAAAGAAAGTATTGGAAAAGCATTGTTGCCAGCTATTGAAGCGATCTTGCCTTTGCTAGTTACTTTCGGCAACTGGGCAGCTGAGCACACGGGTATTATTACTGCGTTAGGTGTAGCGATTGCGTCAGTAGCGGCAGCCATTGTTGCTTACAAGGTTGCACAGGTGCTTGCTAACGCGGTAACGGTTGTTGCTACGGCACTAAATTTTGCTAATGCTGCGTCATTGGCTGCGGTTGCTACAGCGGGCACAGCGGGTGTTGCTGCAGCAACTATTGCGGCAGGTTTAGTTTTAGTTGGCGGCGCAATGCTTGTATTCAAAAATCAAAACAAAGCTGCGGCAGTTGCTACCACACAATTAACCACTGCAACCAAAACTTATACAGGCGCATTACAGCAACAAAACGGTGAATTTAGTCGAGAGTTTGCAGCTCGCGTTAAAGGCATCACAGCAATGGATGACTTTGCAAAGAAACAAAAAGAGCTAGAAAAATCAACTGGAGGTGCATCGGACAAAATAGAGAAAATGAAACAAAACACTCTTGAAGCTGC